TTGCAGGAGACTTGATTGCATAATGCCAATTCCAGGAGTAACGGGTTCTTCAGATAATCGCCAGCCAGGAACTCCAACTATTGGAGCTGCAACTGCTGGAAATGCAAGTGTATCTGTAGCCTTTACTGCTCCAGCAAATACTGGAAAACCTAATACATCTTTAACCTATACAGCAACAACAACTCCAGGATCATTTACTGGAACAGCATCTGAATCTCCTGTTACTGTGTCTGGTCTTTCAAATGGAACTTCTTATACCGCAGTTGTTAAATTAAATAATACCGTTCAAGATTCACTAAGTTCTGCTGCTACAAGTTCATTTACTCCAGTAGCTCCAGGACCGTTCTTCCCACCATTCTTCCCACCGTTCTTCCCACCATTCTTCCCACCGTTCTTCCCGTTCTTCCCACCTTACTTTGCTCCATCACCAACAATTTCTAATCTTGTTTATACACCAATAAGTTTAACATCTGGAAATCTTTCTTTCACAACAAATTCAGACACAGTATTGTTTACAGGAAGTGCAACAAATTATCCAGCCCCATATAACTATGGAGTCTCTACAGCTTACTCCCCTGGCGAAACATTTCCAAACGACTGGGCTGGCAGATTAGTAAATATGGTCAACGGTCAGTCATACACTGTTTCAGTTACAGTTTCTCCAGGAGGAGCAAGTCAAACAATAACATTTACTCATAATTGGCCAACAATTACTAATCTTCAAGTAAGTCCTACCGATACTGGAGGAACTATAACTTGGGATTCTACTAATCAGGCTTCATATTGTATTACAGCTTCTGGTTTAAGTGTTGATGGGTCATGTGGTGGAACTGCTACAACTAGAATTGCGTCTTTTGGAAGCCCTGGCACACAATATAGCGTTACTGTAACTGTTTACTCAGGAAATCTTTATACTGGAAATACCGCAACTGCTACAACAACATTTACAACAACTGGATCAATTTCACCGTTCTTCCCACCGTTCTTCCCACCGTTCTTCCCACCATACTTCCCAGGACCAGAGATCCCTGCAACACCAACAGGAGTTTCAGTTAACAGTTCTGGAGTGGTAAGTTGGACAGCACCACTTGGAGCAACTAGCTATAGTGTCCAGTTCTATACAGCTCAAAATGCTGCTGGCTTAGAAGCAGCTGGACCTTATACTGCAACTTTTGCGGCACCTGGATATGCTATGCCTGATATTTATCAACTTACTTCTCCTTATGCCTACCCAAATAACTGGTCAAGAGTAAGATTGCTTGCAACGAATTCTTCTGGGTCATCAGCATATTCAGCATGGTATCCTTCAGAAGAATCATATGTATAAAATAAAAAACCCCTACTTTTTACAGTAGAGGTTCTTTATTACCTAAAGTTTTATTTAGGGAATTTTTTCATCCAAGCCCTAGTCTTTGGCGTAATACCTTTCCAAGAAGACCAGTCATTTCCCCCGTTGGACATATAGTATGCAATCTCCGCATTTTTTACGGGATTGAATAACTCAGCATTTGTATCTAGATCAAACTTATCTCTACGATCAGGACCTAGATTGTCAATCATGTTAATTTGAAACATCCCATAAGAGGAGTCTCCAGTCTTATGATTGCCATTGTATGCCAATGGACGACCATTAGATTCTTTTTTAGCAATAGCCCAAGCTACTACTAAATCTTTACCCTCAAACCCTACAAGGGATAGAAGTTGCTTTAGTTCTTTATCTGTTAAGTGTGTTCTGTTTTCAAATTTAGCTAACATTTTTTCCTTAGAAACAACAAATGCCTCCTTGTCGGAGGCAGGAGCTTCTATAGACTTATTTATTAGTAAATTATTTTCGGTACTTGACGCATTAGCGGAATTACTAAAAGGTGCGATAACACCAACTAATGCTAGGATTCCAATCCAAGCTTGCTTGTCTCTTCTCATAATAATAACCTCCTAGAGAACAAATGCTACCTGTTGGTAGCATGTATTAAGTATAACATAAAAATGACCTCAAAAGCAAACTTTAGGTAACATTTTTATAACTTTTCAATAACTTTCTTAGGAAGTGGTATAATAATAAGATTATGGCTGAAACTTCAATTTACGATTTTCCTTATCCCGAAGCAAGCGACCCAGTTGATATTGTGGGAGATATTCAGTCTTTGGCTGAGCGTATGGAATCGGTTCTTTTTGCAACAGAGTCAAACATAACAATTGAAGTAACAAATAGTTCAGGGGTATCGATAGCAAAAGGGGATCCAGTATATATAAGTGGACCTGGGACTAAGCCACAAGTAACTAAATTAACTAACACTATGAACTATCCCATGTTAGGTTTGGCTAAAGATGTTTTTGCTACAGCAACTGACGGTGTAGTTGTTATTTCTGGTATTTTTAGTAATGTTAATACTTCTTCTTATTCCGTTGGAAATATTCTTTACACTGGAACTTCTGGGGGATTAACAGCAACCCAACCAGCAACTGGAGGAACAGCAGTAGGAGTAGTAGCAAAATCACACGCAACTACTGGTGTTATAATTGTTGGTAAACCAACAGGTAATGGATCTTGGGCAGCATTGAAAGCAGGGTTAGCATAATGGTAAGTTATAGAAATAAAGATGAGAGTAGCTTAACTTCAGTAAAAGCACCAACAACATATAATGTTGGAAACAAACCTCCATTAGTTAATTGGACTATTGTCACTGGAGATAGTGCAGCATTTAGAATTTATGTACAAGATGATTTAGGCGATCCAATTGATATTGCAGACTGGACAATTAAATCACAGTTTAGAAGATACTCTGATAACGTAGGAGATGATCTTCTTTTTACATTAACTCCTACCGCAATGGGCTTAGATGATGACGGAGAATTTACAGTATTCTTAACACCAGCTCAATCAAAGCAATTATTAACTGGAGATGTTTTTGATGTACAGTTATCTGATGCTACCAGAGTTTGGACGGTATGCCAAGGAGAAATGACTATGATTGGCGAAGTTACAGATCAAGAGTCATAACAAATGGCTAAAGCAACTATTTCTGATCTTAAACCATTATCTAAATTAGAAGATATAAAACCGTATAAACAAAAACTGTCTAACAAGTCAACTGGAACACTTAAAAAAGTTTCTAATATTTCTTCTAAGTCTTCTATTGTATTAGACATTAAACCAAAATCTTCAAATATTAAAACAGTAGATTATCCCAAAAAAGTAAAACCAGAAGACATTCTTCCATTCAAAATAAAGATTACAAACCTAGGAATAGATGGGGTAAACCCATTAGCTCCGCCTGGAATTGGTGTTCAAATTATTGGTTTTTCTAACTATATTATCTAATATAACTATGATATAATCAGCATATGGCTAAAATATCAATCGCAAGCGTAAAAGCTTTATTCCAAACTGGTGATCGTCCAAGTCAAACAAATTACGAAGACTTGATTGACAGTGCTTCTGCTCGTTCTACTGACCTTGGTTCAGATGGCAACAATGAGTCTACAATTAATGGTATTGAAAATACTACAATTTTTGATAACTTTTTAGCAAGCGAGTGGAGATCAGTAAAATACATGATCTCAATTAAAAAGACTTCTGGCGGTGCAAATAAATATTGGGCCACAGAATTAACCATAGTCCCTGATGCTACAGATGTTAGTGTCAGCGAATATGGGACAGTAGATAATGATGGGAATATTGGCACCATCTCCGTATCTAGAGCAGGCGATACAGTTTCACTTTCTGTAGTACCTGTGGGTGGACAAACCCCGATAACCTTACGCTACTTGCGTATTGGGTTAAAGGCTTAATTAAGGAGATAAAATGGCAACAGTAACAAAAGACTTTAGAGTAAAGGCGGGACTGGTTGTTGAGGGATCAACAGCGACCGTTAATGGAAAAAATATTATCACAGCAGGTGTCGTTGATGCTAAGGGTGATTTGATTGTTGGTAGTGCAGATGATGCAGTAGCTCGTTTAGGTGTTGGCACAAATGGTCAAGTACTTACAGCAGCATCAGGTGCAACATATGGTGTTGAGTGGGCAGCTCCAGCAGCCGTTGGCGTATTTGCTTCTTCAATCACATTTGAAGGTGCTACAGCAGATGACCACGAAACAACTATTGCTGTAACAGATCCAACAGCAGACCGTACAATCACATTCCCAGATGCAACTGGTACAGTAGCACTTACTTCAGATGTTACAACACACGCAAATCTTACAGAAGCTCATGGAGCAACTGGTGCGGTAGTTGGAACAACTAATACACAGACACTTACCAACAAGACATTAACATCACCAAAGATTAATGAAGATGTTGTTATGTCAGCAAGCTCTACAGAGCTTAACATTCTTGATGGTGCAACACTTTCAACTACAGAACTTAATTATGTAGATGGTGTAACTTCAGCAATTCAGACTCAGTTAAATAACAAGGCTGCTTCTTCAGATCTTACAACTCACACAGGAGCAACAGAAGCACACGGTGCTACTGGCGCAGTAGTTGGAACAACAAACACTCAGACTCTTACAAATAAGACACTTACAAGCCCAACACTTACAACACCAGCACTTGGTGTGGCTACTGCTACATCTATCAATGGAACAACCATTCCAGAGACAAAGACACTTGTTGTAACAACAGATAAGTTAAACGTACTTGCAGCAACATCTTCTTCAGAACTTGCTGGAATCATCTCTGATGAAACTGGTACTGGAGCACTTGTTTTTGCTAATACCCCAACACTTGTAACACCAAACATTGGTGCTGCAACTGGTACATCTTTGGTTCTTTCAGGGGACCTAACAGTTAATGGTACAACAACTACAATTAACTCAACAGAAATCACAGTTGATGATAAGAATCTTACACTTGGTTCAGTAGCAACACCAACAGATGCAGGTGCTGACGGTGGTGGTATTACTCTTAAGGGTGCTACAGACAAGACCTTCGCATGGATAGATGCAACTGATGCATGGACCTCATCTGAACACATTAACCTTGCTTCTGGTAAGGCATTTTACTTAAACGGTACACTAGAGACAGCAGCAACACAAACTCTTACAAATAAGACAATCAGTGGAGCAGACAATACACTTACAGTACGAATTGCAAATGATGTTTCTGGTCTTGGAACTGGCATAGCTACATTCCTTGGAACACCATCATCTGCAAACCTTGCAGCAGCATTAACTGATGAAGCAGGGTCTGGAACAGTAGCATTTACTACTAGCCCAACTTTTGTTACACCAACTCTTGGTGCAGCAGCAGCAACAAGCATTGCTCTACCAGATGCCCTTGTTGGATCTGCAACAGCAACTGCTGGAACTTCAGCAACAACTATTGATACATTCGCTGTAGCAACATACACAGCTGCTAAATATATCGTACAAATGAAAAAGGGTACTGATATTGAAGTAATTGAAATGCTTGTAGCAGTAGATGGAGCAAACAACGTTTACGTAACAGAGTACGCTGATGTAATCAGCAATGCTCAACTAGGAACAACAGATGCTGTTTATGACAACGGAAATGTTCTTCTTCAAGTTACTGGAGCAGCAGCTGATACTGTTGTTAAGGTAAGCAAGACCTACATCGAAGCATAATTAGGAAAAGAGGCTAGAAGTGGCAACTGTCAATAAAGACTTTAAGGTAAAGAATGGGTTAGATGTAGCCCAGGGCGGTACTTTCGGGGGAACTGTAACAGTTGCCACTCCTACTCTTAATACACATGCAGTAACAAAACTTTATGTAGATAACTTACTAGCAGCAGCAGCTCCAGTTGTTCCTACTGAGTCAACTGCACCAGTTTCTCCAGTAGACGGACAATTATGGTTTGATACAGTATCACAACATTTGTCTATTTACTCTACAGATGCTGCTGACTGGATTATGATTGCTACATTTTCAGATACCGCTGATCTTAGACAACACATTCATGATACTGCTATTGATGGAACTGGACTTATTGTTTCAATATTCCAAGA